AACGGTTTAGTTAAGTAATGCTTATTTTAATTATAAGTACTTGACTAATCGTAGGAAAGGAGTCTCCTATATGTTCAGTAGACCAAGTACCTTCTTTATTAAAATTTCCAGAATACGAGAAATCTTTAGGCTTTATAGGTTTATAGTTTTTCGTTTCGGATTTTGACTTTTTCTTTCCGTATCCTTGAATGTAGGTACGTAATTCAGTTGTGATTGTTTTAGCCGAAACCGAACTATTGTTATATTTATAAACTAATATTTCATCTGATTTTTTATAAAAATTATCAGGTGTATAAATATGGAAAGTTTTATTATCAGCAAAAAATATATAGCCAAAATGCTCAGCACCTTCAATAAGATGTTCTAAACCATTTTTATCTCCGAACTCTTCAATATATTTACTCTCATTAAACTTTCCATGTAACTTATAATCGAAATTAAGTTTATTATTTTTGAATGCAAAATCAAGGTACTCTTTAACTTTCATAGAAATTTTTGTTTCAGTCTCATCTTCATCATTCAGTGACTCATCATCTAAATCTTTAGGTATATAATGATTTTGAAATTCCATAGAAATATGCTTAGCCTCAATTTCATTAAGTATTACACCTTCTTCATACTTAAGTTCAGTAGATTTAATAACATATTTCTGACCCTTCCAAATTAAATAATTTTCATTAATCAAACTATCGAATATATCGGCGTTAGCATTAGTTTTATAAGCAGTGAGAGATATGGATCGCTCATTATTTTGTTCATATTCATATTTAAAGGAACCAAAATCAAAGTCATTAACAATTTCCGAAAATGTCCCTTCTCTATTCATAAATATTAGATTTTCCAATATTCTCACCTACCTATAAATGTAATTAAATATAAATTCTGTTTTAGGACTATTGGATATATTGTGACCTCTAATTAAAATTTCATTCCAACCCGGCGCTAAAGTAATAAAATCATAATTTGTGTCTTTACCAACTCTTTTATTATTAATATAAGGATGCACTCCTATAATCGAAACCGTATTACGCTTTTTGAGAGGTTTTTTATATTCAAATATATCATTTGTGGTTAGATTAACGATTTCAAATCCATAAGGTGCTGTAAGTGTGCAATTAATATTTAATTTGTGTCTTAATAAAGGGTTAATGGTGTCTTTAGAACCGTTAAATATTTTAAAGTAACGAATATTGTGTTTATATTTAACTTCATCACTTCCTATAACACCTTGTTCAAACTGCCAACTTTCATCAGTCCAACTAAATTCAGAAGTGTCTTTTAATGATTCTGCATATCCTTTGTAGACAGAGTAAGTCACCTCAATAAGTCCAAATTGACTTGTTAGGTTTTCATTACTCACTCCCTCTGGTATAACTGCATACTTTTTACCTGGCATATCTGAATGCCATACGAAATAAGGATCTCTCCTATTTATCAATTGACGTAACTTTTCTTTTGCTAATCTATATTCTTTATAATCCATACCTTTATATGAAAATCTCAGTATCAAATTAAAAGGACCGAAATTCATCGGTCCTTGTAAAACGCCATCGCTACCATTAACTTCAATCTGATTAGACTTTCTATCTAAATCCTCTTCTTCAAATTCTAGAAACTTAAGATGAGGAAGGTCCGTTAGTGTTTCTTCGAAATGATCGTTAAATATTTTTACTTTTTTATTTTCCAATTTATAAACCTCCCTGGCTATAAGCAGCGAGTCTTAACCTTGAACCTTGTGCCTGACTTACATCGCGTTCTGAAAAACCTTTCGGTTGTTTTTCAATATTTTCATTACTTCGTGCTATTTCCATTAACACGTTTATTTGTTTCTGTTGATTTTCTATCATTTGTAGTAGCAATTCTGCGTTATCAACTGTATTACTAGTAACACTAGGTGTACGTAATTGGTTAGGTCGTTTATTTCTGTTATTTCCACTAATTTTACTCGCAGCAAGATGTAACAATTTCATCGCATCTGATTGTCTGCTTGGATCTGTAGGGATTACAATTTCTGGATAACCCCCTTCAGCAAGTTGATACATTCCCGATGTATTAATAACTCCGCCTGTAGCATAAGCATAATCTCCAGCACGTTTAAATGCACTTCTCCAACTTCCCATAATAGGAACCCACTTACCTACAATGTAACGCATAGCAGATATAGCTTCGTCAGTTGGGTTTAAGATGTTTCCGTGCCCTGGTTTAGCATATGCTCTAAAAGATGATCCAATCATTTGGAACATACCTTTAGAAGGGTCTCCCATTCTAGCGTTAATGTCCCAGTTGTTAACCGCATCGGCTTGGAAGTTAGATTCACGCTTGGCAACTCTCATCATTTGTTCGGTAATATAAGACGATTTATAACGTCCACCTAAAATAGATTGTGCTCTTTGAATTGCTCTACGTGCGTTTGCAGAACCACTACCACCAACTTTTCCGCCACCGTGACCTTTGAGCCACTTAAGTGGGTTTACAGTATTTTGGTTAGTAATATCATTATGTCTACCTTTTTCGACTTGGAAATGTAAGTGAGCACCAGTAGTCCAGTGACCACTATTACCTGTTTTAGCTATAGGTTCTCCTGCCTGTACTTTGCCGTGTTTCAATATTTTAGATAAGTGCATAAAAAATAAAGTGAATTGACCTGTTAAAAGTCTTGCAACAAGCCCCCCACCATAGTTATGCAATTCACCTAACTGTCCGCTATTCGTAGCGTTGATTGTCGTACCAAAAGGTGCGCCAAAGTCAATACCGTAATGATGACCTCCACCAAAACTATAACCAGGAGCGCCACCATTAGGATAATATCCCATATTAATTGGAAACTTAGTAAAGGAAGAGCCATCGCCGCCACCGGCATCATTAAGCCATTCGTCAAATAATGATTTGACACCACTTTTTAATTTCTTATAGGCTCCTTGCATTAAATCAAAAGGTAAAGGTGCATCCTTGAGAAAATTAAAGTTAAATCCAACTTTGTCAAAAATTTTGTTAACTAATTTACCAGGGTGTCCTATATAATCAAATACATCTCCTATACCTGATATAACTGCACTTCCAACCTTTTTAGCTTTAACGGCAACCTCAGAACCAACTTTCTTCACTTGGTCTACTGCATTTCCTCCCAAGTCCTTGCCTTTACCTACTGTGCCTTTAATAGCTTTTTTACCTTTTTCAAACATATATTCAGCTTTTTCTTTGATAGCTGAACCGGTACTAAAACGAGGCATTTGGGATAACATCGCATGAGTTTGTGTGCCATTATAAACTTTAGAACCTTTAGGTAAGAATGTGGTTGTATCTCTATTAGGGGTAATAGTCGTTTTACCGTTAGGATACTCAATCATTTCATGTCTAAATCCACTAGGGCCATTACCTCTACCTTTGTCTCCGACTGTCGCAAAAGTGTTTCGGTTAATTTTCCCATGACTCACATATTTTTTAGATGCGTTTGTCCCTGTACTTAATTTAATAGACGGTAATTTATCCATACCTAATTTATCAGCAACCCAATTAACGCCACTGATCAATTTATTCAATCCTTTTTTAACACCTTTGACCATTCCGCCAAAAAGATTACCAATTTTACCGGTAACTGTTTTGATACCGTCTCTCATTTTATTCATGGTGCCCATAACTTTCGATTTCATGCTATTTACTATAGATACAGTAGTACTTTTAATTTCATTCCATTTCTTGCTCATGAAACCACCAACAGCATTCATGGTGTTATGAGTACCTTTTTTAAGTGATCCCCAAGCACCTTTGACGCCTGACCATAGGGCTTTCGCTTTATTAACAGTACCTTTTTTAATACTGTTCCATTTAGAACTCATGAAACTACCAACTGCTTTAAATATGGCAATTGTACCTTTTTTGAGTGCATTCCATGTATTTCTAACTCCAGACCATAATGCTTTCGCTCGATTAATGACAGTATTTTTCATAGCAGTCCATATTCTAACTGTGGCATTCTTTATAGCATTAAATATTGCAGAAACACCTTTTTTTAATGCATTAAACACAGAAAGAACACCTTTGCGTAAAGTTCGAACAATTCCTAATACAGCATTTTTTAGTGCAGTCCACACTTTTATAGAGAAGCTTTTAACAGCATTAAATATCGTAACTACTATACGCTTAATAAGGTTGATATTGAATTTCACTTGCGCAACATATGCTTTAATAATTGCTATAACACCGTTCTTCAAGGCGGTCCAGATTTTAATAGCACTATTCTTCATAGCGTTCCAGATAGTCGACAAAATAGTTTTCAATGTTTTGATAGGATGTAATATAGCAAGTTTAATTCCGTTCCATGTAGCTACAGCAACGGTTTTAATTCCGTTCCATACTGCAATTGTTGAAGCTTTTATAGCATTCCATATAGCTACTATATAAGTCTTAATAAACCCAAATATAGTTACTGCCGAATTTTTAATAGCATTCCAAGCAGTAATTACACTATTTCTAAACGAACTATTTGTTTTCCATAAATGAATAAGTCCAGCTACTAATAATCCGATAGCTGTAATAACTATACCGACTGGACCAGTCATAAACCTTATAGCTAATCCTAAGCCTTTAGTTGCTAAAGCTGCACCTTTAGTAACTGTAGTCCAAACCGTTGTTGCAGCTGCAGCAATTTTAGTTTTAATCGCTTGTATTGTCTGCGAAGTGGTTAGCGCTGCTATTGCGTATCTATATCCGTTCGCTATACCACGAGCAGTGGCGGTAACGCCATTCCAAATGCTAGTCGCTGCTGCACTGGTTTTAGATAAGAGCGATAATGTTCTCATACTCGTCATCAAAGAGCCTAATGTTGTTATAGCAGTGCCAATTGTTGATACCATAACACCAAATACCATTAGCAATGGTCCAATAGCTGCGGCTAGTAATCCTACAACTGCAATTGTTTTTTGAACGCCACTAGGCAAATTAGAAAACTTAGTCGCTAATTTAGTAACCCATGTCGCAACTTTGTATAAAATTGGCGCTAACGCATCTCCTAAAGAAATCGCTAAACTTTCAATAGCTGATTTCATCTTACGCATTGCACCGCCGATGCCACCTTCCATTTCATTAGCCATTCTTTTGGAAGCGCCACTAGAGCCATCTATGGATTTAGTTAGCTTTTTATAATCTTCATCTGAAGCGTTGATAACTGCTAATGCACCACTCATTGCCTCTTTACCGAATATTGTACTTGCTGCGGCTGCTTGTTGGTCTTTGGATAAACCACCCATTTTAGTTCTAAGTTGATCCATGACATCTCTCATAGGTAACATTTCGCCATTACTATCTGTTATGGAGATACCGAGTTCATCCATTTTGTCTTTCATCGCTTTTGTTGGTTTAGCAAGGTTAGTGAACATCGTTCTTAACGCTGTACCAGCTTTTTCGCCTTTTATCCCGGCATTAGACATCAAACCAATAGCTATCGATGTATCTTCTATTGTATAACCTAATGCACCGGCAACTGGAGCAGCATATTTAAATGCGTCACCTAAACCACGTACATCAGTATTAGCTTTTGAACTCGTTTGAGCCAAAACATCTGCAAAGTGGGTACTATCTTTGGCTTTCATACCAAATGCGGTTAAGTTGTCAGTTACAATATCAGATACGCTTGCTAAATCTTCACCAGATGCGGCAGCTAAATTCATTACGCCACCAATACCATTTAGCATATCTTTGGTGTCCCAACCTGCAAGTGCCATGTAGTTCATCGCTTCAGCAGATTCCGAAGCAGTAAATTTAGTATCTCGCCCCATTTGAAGTGCTTTTGTTCTAAGTTGGTTAAACTCATCGCCAGTAGCACCAGATGTGGCTTTTACTTTGCGCATAGTATCATCGAAGTCTATACTTTTCTTCATCGCAGCGCCAAATCCCGCTGTAATTGGTGCTGTAACGTACATACTCATATTTCGGCCAACCGACTTCATTGAGTCTCCAATAGATTTAATTTTAGGGCCTATTTCAGCGAAAGTTTGTCCTAGTCTGCCGACAGATGATTTGCTTACTGCAATCATTTCTCTGTATTTATCTCGCGTTTGGTCAAGTTCGTTTTGTAAATAGTTAAGGTTGTCAGCTTGTCGACTATATTCCTGCCTTAATTGAGCAGCTTTTTTGCTATTTACACCAGATTCTCTTGAAACTTCTTGGTATTTTGCTTTTAACGCTGCAACATTAGCTTTAGACTCTTTGACTGCTAGAGATAATTCCCTAGTTCTTAACTTATAAGAATTCAAACTTTTTTCAGAATACTTAAAGTTATTGTTAGATAATTTTAAATCAGCGTTTAGTCCTTTGAAACTACGTTTAATTTCTGAAATACTACGCTGAACGCCCATATCCTTCATGGATAAGTCAATCTGCAACCCTTTTATTCTTTCTGCCATCACTCCACCTCCTTACTTACAAGACGTATTACATGAATGCATTAATCATACTGTCAGTTTTCTTGACGTTTTTCTTATTACTTTCGTCAACTAACTCCATGAAAAAAGCAAAAGGCATGTCTAATATGTCATTGATATCCTTGCCGCCTTCTTTCATCATTTGCAGTATGAGTTTTTTCATATTTTCCTTATGTTCTTTATAAGTGATAGGTTTTAAATCATTTTGGCTAGTTGCTTTTTTCTTTCGTCATCCATTTGACCTTGTGCAATAAATTGAATTTGTTGTTGTAACTCTTCTACAGCATCTGGTGCATGTAATCTGTCTAATAAATCATCTTTTGTAAATTGATTGTTATAAATATCAACTACCATGTCTAACATTTGATCGATATTTTCTTGGGCAGAAGTGCTTTCATCTGATGTACCATCCATTAAATCAGCTGCATCATAGATTTTACGGAATGGAATTTGTGTAGGTGTAATATAAGTGTCGAATTTTGCGTTACCTTCTGAATCTGTTACTGCGTTACCTTTTTTGTCTACTTGTACTAATTTAATAAAATTACGTTTAGCCATTTATAATTGCTCCTTTGTTTTTGAATTGTAAATAAAAAGAGGGCATTTAAGCCCTCGTGTTGGTTATTCTTCTATTTCTTTGATTAATACCTTGCCACGTTTGTTATCGCTTGTAGAAAGGTCTAATATGCGATCGTGAGACACTTTTTTGTTTGCTGGTTTAGGATAAGTATCACCAGCGTTATATATTTTATTCTTATCCTCTAAATCGATGAATTTGTGTAAAACTTCATATTTTTTCTTAGCCATAATCAAACCTCCTGTAAATTATGCGCCTAATTCTGATTCTGCTGTGTCATCAGATGGATTACTACTTTCTGCAGAATCACCAAAGATGGCTTCCCAGATAGCATCCTTCATAACAGATGTACCTTTAGCATCGTGACCTAATAACATTGCTTTTTCTTCTTCGAAGCCCTTAACTTTAGCTTGCATGAATTCAGCAGTAGTAGAGTCAGAACTGAATTCTACGCCATCTTCTTTTGTATTACCTTCTAATTCAGGGAATGTGAATAATCCTTTAGGTAATCCCACATATTCGCGTGAACCATCTTCCATAGTTTTAGCAAACATAACAGCTACATATGGTGGCGTATCGTTACCAACTGAAACGATGCCACTTTCAGATTTCTCTAAACCAAACAGTGCCACTCTATCTTCTAATGGTAATTTGTGGAAACCAGCTTCTACTTCAATTGTTCCGTTAGCAACTGCCATTTCTGCCACTTGGTTATCACCATATGCTTTCTCGATGTCTTGGTCTTTTGATACTGAAATTTCTTGTAAATATTTAATGCGTTCTGGATCAGCAACTTTTTGAACGCCACCTTCACCATGCACTTTATAATAAAATTCTGTTAAACCTGTAAATGAACGGTAGTTTTTCTCTGCCATATTAAAACACTCCTAAATTTTAAAATATTGTTTACCTTCAAACCTTTTAGCTTGTCGGTAGATACTAAATTCTTTGATATATTCTGGTTTAATGGAAGATGTTTCACCAAATCCCAATACTTCCCACATTATTCGTTGTATTAAAAAGACGAGCCTATCTGATAGGACTCGTCCGTTTACACCTTGGTTCTGTTTTACAAATACGTCTATTTGATATAAATATTCATACGTCAAATTATCATTGTCAGCAAAATCATCAGGCTTTGGTGTGTCTAATGGATCAATGACAATCACTATATCTTTGATTTCTTGCGCGTTTGGATAATCGAAGAATTTAATGTTATTTTTGGGGACATGTTTCATTATTTCTTCATTATTTATAATCGCATCGTATATCTTTGTTGTGATATCTTCCATATCTACACCCGCCTTTTCATTTCTTCTTTAACCGTTTGAAAGTAGGTTTCGCGTCCTTCTCGCATTGCACGTTCAATTACGCCTTTACCTGCTGTATTTACCCATTTCCCTGAACGATCAAAGTGACCATATTCATTTAGATGAATAATTCGATAGCGCTGTTTGGGACCACGCCAATGAATTTTAACAGTCCTTACACCGTTTATCGTCGTCGGTTTTGAAAGTGTAGTTTCTTCTACCGACTCTCCAGTGTCTTTAAAAGTTTTCATATTATTTTTGATAATACTTACAACTTTGTTTCCGCCTTTGGTTAATGCATAATCAGTGATACGTTTGGTTGCAGATTTTCCATATTGCTTTTCTAAATATGCTATAAGTTCTTTATCACCTTTGATTGATATCCCTATGATTCTTCACCTACCACTTTGATGTAATTAGGAGTTTTAGCAGGCGCAACGTTCTTAATGTCAAAAGTTAACCCAGCATACATTCCATTTTTAATTTCAAATACGTGATTGACTGTAGGTAGAAAGTCAGGCTGTGCATTTCTAATATTAATAGTTACAGAACGTTTACTCGTTTCTAAATTTCCTAATTGTACATCTTTTTGCGTAGGTTCGTATAGACCAGCGAAGCAACTAAAAACTTCTTCCCAGTTACCCGCTCCTGCTTCAGGTCCGTTATTTGAAACTGAATAAAAAGCAACCCTATAATCAAGCTCGTTAAGATTCATCGGCTATCACCTCGATGTTATCTTTTCGCCACTTAACTAGATTGCTTCTAAGTGTTTGTATAAGTTTCATTGATGATGCAGGCACATCAAATGATTGTTCATTAGATGTGATTGAACGATTATCGTAGTGGTGAGCAATAATATTTAAGACCGCTAAATTGAATATAGGATTATTGTTGTAGAATTTATCATCTTCTTCACCTAAAGAAACAGCAGCCTTAACCTCACTGATTGCTCCAGGTAAATAAACTTGCATAATCAAGTCGTCATCAAAATCATGATCAACACGTATCGCTTTTTTTATTGATTCAACGTTATCTATTTTGAACATTGATATCACCTACTTTACTTATGCTCCTAAATCCCCACTAGGTTCTGCCGCATCTTCAAATGTTACGAAGAAACCAGCATTTTTATCAGCTTGTTTTACATCAAAACGGAAAGCACCCATCAAGTATTTACCGTAAATTTCATTTTCAATCCATTGAACAGAAATGTCTGTACGGTCTGCAAATAATACACCACGTTTTACATCGCCAATAAATGCTAATGCGTCTCCGTTTTTACCTAACAAGTCATCACGCACAACTGTTACATTCATACCTAACACGGTGTTACCTGCAGTGTTGATGATACTGTCTTGTAGTAAATAGCGACCGTTACCATCTTTTAATGTATCAAGTTTTTGATAGAAGCTTTGAGTACAAATGATTTGACGGTCATAACCAGGATCTAATTTAACGTTGATAATTTCTTTTAAGTCGTCAACATTAGATACACTAGTAGGATTGAATGCTTTTAAAACTTCACCAATACGTTCGTTTAAAGTATTTATTTTTTGTTCATTAATATTTTCAGATACGATTGCAGTTAAATTCGCAACAGAATCGTCTAACGCTTCTTGTGAGATTGGAATCGCTCCACGATAAGTGTCTACTTCCCAAGTGATTGTTTCGAATTCCGGACGAGCTAACTCAGGGTTTTTCTCTAATTCAGCAACAGTGTTGAATTTAGCGTTAGCACGTTTTAAGATTGGGTACTTACCAGATGCAGTTGAAACTGAAGTCTTTTGTACTAACTCTGATAAGTCTTGGACTGTTTTCACTTCTTTTTCAGGAATGTATTTGATGTCCTCAGGAATTGTTACACCAACGTCATCTGATTTAACGTTGTCACGTTTCGCTCCTTTAGATTTCATGTACTGTTCAAACGCTAATACTTCTTCGTTTGTCTCTGGGTTTTGATTTAATTTCGCCATAGAACGTTTCGCTCCTTCTTTTTTCTTTTTGTCTTTTTCTTCTTCAGTAGGTTCTTCTACTTTCTCGATAGCTGGTGGTTCTAGTTTTTCTTCTGAAGATGGTTTGTCGTCATTTGATGGTTTATCATCTGACTTTTCTTCGCCTTTAGCATCATCAACAGAGGTATCTTCTTTTTCTTCTGCTGCTTTGTTATCAGTTTCTTCTGCACCTTCACTTTGAGGTGGTGTTTCTTCTAACTTAGGTGCTGATGCTTCAATTTCTTGTGAAAGCTGTTCGAGTTCTTCAAACTCTTTTTTCTTTGCATCAATATCAGCTTTTAAATTACGTGCAGTTTCAAGGTCGCCCTTTTCGACTGCTTCTTGCGCTTTAGAAATCAGACTAGCGATTTCTTTTTTGCGCTCATCTAAATTGGCCATGCAATATCACTCCTTATTAAATTTGTACATAAAAAATAGCCTCACGTTTCAAAACGTAGGCTTTCTAAATCTAAAGCTATTTTCATTTGTTCCAACTGTTTAAATTTCTTTAAATCTCTTGCACGTTGACCGACCTCAACCGATGTATCTTTGTAGGCAGGTATTGTAACAATACTGACTTCGATAAGTTCATCGATTTTATTTATGGTTTGAACGTACTCGTTATCAATGTTTTGCCATGTACGAGCTGTTGAATCATTAGGTGGTAATGTATAGAAGAAACTACACTGATTTACGTTACCTGCCTTAATATTTTCATAAATATCTCTGGCGTATGATGTGTTAGGTAAGTGGCACTTAAAATACAATCCTTTTTCATCCACTTGTAACTCAAGTGTTCCTGCTTGCGTTCGACCTATAACATAGCTGAAATCGTGATTAATTAAACATTTCACGTCGCTTACATCTACACCGTCTAAGGCATTTGGCGCTACTATTTCTCTGAACCCACCCAAGTCATCACTCATTGAATTAAAGATAATTGCGTAACCTTCAACAACCATGTCTTGCTGCCCAGTGTCAACGTTACTATTCGTCATACTCATCACCCCCTTTAATGGAGTTCTTTTCGACTTCTTTATCAATCTTCGATTTTTGGTAATTTTCTAAAGTGTTAAGTGGCGCTCTATTAAGGTCAACCAATGGTTGCTCGCCATGTTCAATAGGTTGATAACCAAATACACTTCTAGCTTCGTCTGTTGAAATAATTCCTTTACTATGCAATTCAGTAATACGTTGTAATTGTAGCTCTGGATCAATGTCGATGAGACGTGATGAGTCAAACTCTAATTCGTAATCAGAATCAACAAACTTAAATATTTTCGTTTCGAGTTCTGCAATCATCATCTTAAATATTGGGTCTAATGTACTTTGCAAATACTCAAGGTTTGCTTGTGTGATAGATGTATTGACGGTTTCAATACCTAATTTAGATACTGGCAAACCAAACGCTTTTGCAACTTGTGAAGTGCTGAACTTATAACTGTTTAAGAAGTTCAATACTTCAGTAGGAATTTGCAATCTACTAAATTCCATTGTGTCATCAATAGCAACTAATCCACCATTGTTTTTTAATTGACTTTCTGAGAAATTCTTTTTCAAATCTCTTAATTGTTCAGCATTGATTTGACCTTTTTTATACTTTAACACTGATGTTGAAGTACCACCATTGTCAAAGAAATTACGCAAGAAACTCTTTGAGCCTTGTGATATACCAATCTCATGTGCTAGTGCATATAAAGGACTATAACCCACATATCCATCTAACGTGATATATCTGAAGTGTAATATATCATCACTAGTTATCTTAACAGCGTTACCTTCTACATCTTCGCTCACGTTGTAGACAATATCTCCGTCTTTTTCTTCAACTCCTACTAAATCATTATGTAAGAAGTGAAAGCCTACGGGGAAGTCATTTTTATCACGTACAATTTCAACAAAAGATTGTCCATTGAGTAACATGTTGGCGATGATTATAAACTTAAAGTGCCAACCTGGTAAGTCTGAATGTGGATTATTGTTGAACAAATCCAATATTTGGTTCATCACAGTATTTGTTTCATGACCTTTAACCTTTAATTTAGTGCTTGCAATGTCTGCTGAAATAATTCGTGTAGCAGTAAATACATCACTGTTTCGTAACGCGTTTATACCAACATAGCTTGAATGTGTGCCATGTTCTTGCCAATACAACAATCGTTCTAAATCTCTGTTCATCTTTTCTTGTTTGCTTGTAAATCCTAAATCAAGTAATGGCATTAACTGTCACCCCCTTTCCGACTCATCGAGGTGTTATCATATGCTTGATTTAAGACGCCAGAGAGACTGATAAGCAACAACCCACCAATAATATAAGCTAAAGGTTGCCAAAGTATAAACAAACCGTAGAACAGTCCTATTAAACCCATAATAAATAATAGTATTACTACAAGTGCATATAAGAACTTTTGCATTATTTCACCCCTTTTTTATAAAAATAGCGGCATTAAAGTTTCTGTATCCCATTCATGTTCACAAGCCATTACATAAGCAAATATGGTCGACATGAGTGGATCTATCTTTTCTCTGTTCATTTTCTTTTCTATCATGATTGAATCGTTGGTATTTTTAGCCACTGCATTTTTAATCGCTATATCAAGTAATGGGTTTTTATGATGTTTAATATCGCCATTAATCACATTCAATCTAAAATCTAAGTTTGGATTAGATAGTGTTTGTGGCCCTTGTCTAATTTCGTATAAATCGTAATACCATTCTCGACGTTCCATTTCTGCCAACACTCCATGAATCGAATATGGATCGTAACAAATAGCTTGAACATCTAAGTTATAGCGATTGATGTAATCTTGAATATAGTCTAGGACTTGGTCCGTATTGATAATGCCACTAGATAAGTCTGTAATCGTACAGTAGCCATCATTTGCTAACTGTCGATAGTCTATAAGGTCACGTTCAATCTTGCCTTGTAAGCCACCCTTAGTACCTACAAACGAATGTGACGTTATATAGTATTGTCGGTTCGTTTCGTCTAGGTGGATGAACGATACGGCTGTTAAATCGTCGGCACGTGACAAGTCAAGACCGATGTAGACTTTTGAGTCGGTAATATCAAAGTCAGTTTCATTCTTTTTCCAGTCGTTAAAGTCGAGATACGATTCTTCACTCGCTTGCATCCAGTAGTTAAAGTTCTTAACTAACACACGAAACATCGAACCCTTTTTAGTAGCTTCTGCTACACGTTTTTCCAGGAAATCTTCAATCTGTTCTTTAAGCTCATCTGTCTCATTTATTAATGGATTAGATTTGGCCCACATTGATCTTTCTTGCCATTCTTCTTCACCATCTTGTTCGAATATGACTGCAAAATATTCGTCATCTTGATAAACTTCCGCCAATATATCCTTTGCGTAAGGCCATTCATCTGTATACATAGGCGCATTCAAGTTAAAACCAGCAGTAGAGATAATGAATATTAATGATTGCATTAAGTTACCTTGACCAGATTGGATAAGTTCTAGCATTTCATTCGTTTTAGCCGCGTGATACTCATCGACTACCGCTAAAAAAGGTTCGAAACCATCAACCGCTCCAGTATCACGAGATAAAGGGCGAATATACGAGCCATCTTTTGTATGCGTAAGTAATTCACGTACCTTTTTAACGTCTTTTTTGAGTTCTGGTACTTTAGATACGAAATACATCAACTGTTTCGCTACCATATTAAATACGATACTTGCTTGAGATTTGTCATTGGCTGCAGTAAACATTTGTCGACCTTCTTTAGGCTCTTTATCAAATAAGAAAGCATATAATACTAAGCCACTTACTAGAATGGACTTACCTTGTTTACGTGCCATAGATATAAAAGCTTTTTTAAATCTCAACATATCCGTATCTTTCGTAAACCAACCTCTTACACTAGCAATAATGAACTTTTGGAATAATCCTAGTTTGTTAATATTACCTTTTGTATCAGGTAACGCCTCAATGAATTTAATAACCTTTTTAGCACGTTTAGGTTTATAAACATAATTCCATTCAGAATTATCTTTCGACCTATGTATGTCTTTTAAATGACGAATACAGGCAAGTCTAGTATCCTTACATGTAATGTATGCACCAGATAGAACCATAACACAATATTTATAGGCATCGTCTTTAAATTCATTCGGTATATTCAACAATTTTTCGTACGCTTTAGGTATCTTTACATTAGTCATCGTCATCAACACCAAATTCATCGTACACAGATTGTTTAACTTCGCTTTCAGTCGGTACAACCAATCGCATACGTGAATCAATAGTCATTCCTAATTGGCCACAAATAGAACGTAACTCTTTCAACGATTCCATATACGCCATGAAAGCGCCAGTTTTACGATTAGTTTCTGGGTCAACCATACCTTCAATGCCATCTTTCTGACTTATTGAGCGATATAAAGTATCATTTTGATCTAATACTTCGCAGTATTTCTTGATAAGCGAGTAATCTAAATCAGCTATCGGTAATTGTTCGAGTAATGGTACAATTCTCAACCATTCTTTAGCAGCATTTTCGGTTAAACCGTCGGGTACAGAATCGACATTAATCTTTTCAAACTTTTGTAAGCCGTTTTCTTTATACTCAGATTGCTCTAATTCTTCTTTAGTTCTATGCCCTTGTTTTGTAGCGTTTAATTTAGGTTTTCTACCTGCCATATCAGCACCTCCTTGCTTATTTTGGCGTGAAACATTCTGTGAAACATTTACATTTTGGGAATTTGGTCGCAAAAAAGGCCGGCTCGTTTAACTCGAATCCTAGAGCCACAGGGGGTTTATATCGCCCCGTTAATTTTATAAAGAATTATTTCCTGAAAATTAATTTTTGTGAATTTTATTGTGACACCCGATACACACTGCCTCTAAATTATCCATATCCAGTCTTTTACCCCATTCCTCTTTCAGCTCTACCTTATGGTGAACAATCAAATCTTTGTCATTTACTATGCCTTTATTTAAACAATGTTGACATAAGTAATTGTCACGTAATAATACTTGTTTACGTAATTTCCGCCATTGTGAACTATGATAAAAGTCAGTATATTTACTATTTTGAGAGCTATATCTAACCTTATTGTTATACCTTTGTGTATTGGCTTTCCTATAGTCTTGTAGCTCGCTTTGACTATAAGTTCTGTTTCCTAATCTAACTTTTGGTTCTTTAAACAAATTTTCTTTTCAACTTCTTTCAATGAAATAAATTTCAATTAAAAATATAAAAGTAAAAAGACAAAACGAAATAAGATTTATAATCTCAAATCATTTTGTCTTTTACATAAAAAATATTTTACCATTATAATGTAAACAAATTAAGAAAACTTTTTATTCATTAATACAAACAACAACTTCATTTCGTAATAATCTTTTTGCTTCATTCATTCTTTTAAACTAAAGAAACCTTTTAACTTCATTGAATGTTTGTTACATATAATAGTTTACTTAAATTGATATGATAACCTTCAAAAGATATATTGAAGGTAACATACAACATATGCACTTAAGCACCGCTTTATTAACATAAGCCCTTAAATATTGATGCTAAGAAACACATGGTCTTTATAATTGAGGGGTAAATAACCATGTGTTTATATTAGCTACGATACAAGAATACCCTATTGACAACCCGCAATTCACTATACTCCAAATTGCGACTAGTCGAAGTATATCCATCCAATCCTTTTTGCTACATCTCTCATTATTTGATTACGCATTCTAATAGCCGAATGTTGACTAATCACCTTGTCATCTTCTCTACGCTTAGTTAACTCGTGAGCGATATCTTCCCACTCATATATTAATAAGTCTTTTTCCCAATACCTGTATTCAATAATAGCTTTCTGTTCAGGTGTCGCATTTCTATACACATCTTCAACCGCTGTGATAGTTGCCTGTAAGTTACGATATTTATCATCTTTGTGTAGCTCAATTATTTCATTTTCTACAGGACTGCTTGGAAGATTAGATTTCCCCCCACCAGTATTTGTATCTTGAGGTTGATATAATAACTCGTATCGCCTATATAATAGTTGCCCTTTCATATCTTCGTACTTACGAAAGAACTGTTCTAACTTTGGTATATCCTCTTTACCTAAATTCATAAGAAACCTCCGATACTTATTTTCTATTATCTTTAAAATATTTAATCTGCTTATTCAATAATTCATTAAGTTGTTTATGCTCGCTTAGTTTAATTCTCAATCCAGTTTGAACACATAATGATATTAAGAGTGCAATAGCTAATATGATTGAAACAATAATCCACATTTAAAATTCATCGTCCTTTCGTATATAATTTTCTATATCTATTTGATCGTTCTTATGGTAAAAATCCTTAGGCACTTCCACCTCATCGTTTGCAGTCAACTTGTAATACAACTCTCTTCCAATCCATTTGCCTAACTCGTACATTGCGATAGTAAACCATATTCTTATTAGTTTTTTAATCATTTTATCGACTCCTTTAATATTACAATTTTGAAAGTTTGATAAAACCTCTTGTAAATATTGAAAATATCACGTTATATTTACCATATAATTTAGGAGGTGTAGAAATGAGCAAATCAGCGAATAATGTATTATCTTCTTTTTGCTATTTCAGTGTATTTTTCATGCCTTTTTTGTTTCCACTTATCGTTTGGATATTAGCTAGTGGTGATACGTCAAAACATGCTGGAAAAGCTTTGCTTTACCATATATTACCAATTTTTTTCATGTTAATATCAGCCGTATTCTTTACCGGATTTAGCACCAACCAATCTAATACAATATTTATAATAGGTTTAATTATAGCTTTACTAGGAATATACTATGTGATTAAAAACTTGGTTTTAGGAATAAAGTTATTATTTGCTTAGAAGTAAAAAGTCCTTTTGGGCTTTTTACTTCTTTTGTTTTAACCTTACTTCCCTTACTCCTTACCTAGTATTCTTTTAACCTCTTCTACTATGTCTTTATTCTCCTGTGCTTCCATATGCGCCTCTGTCACTTTCATTTTCGAACCAATTGACTTGCTTGGGTGTAGGATATATAACTGGTACTACAACTAACTGCGCTAGTCTTTCTCCTTTTTCTACTGTGATATCTTCATCACCTATGTTATCTGTGATAATACCGATTTCTTTATTGTATGTTTGGTCTATTGTTCCTAATGCTACACGTAACTTTGTTTTAAGCGACTTACCTGATCTAGGTCTCACTTGTGCTTCATATCCATGAGGTAAATTAATAGCCACATCTGTTTTAACTGCTTTTGTTTCTCCTACTTTGATTGTTGTTGCTTCTGATACATACAAATCTAATCCACTATCTGTAGAATTTGCTCTCTTCGGCATAGTCGCGTTTTCTGATAATAATTTAATTTCTAATTCCTTACTCATTTACTCGTCCTCCATTTTCTACTAAATTCTTTGAATTACTTTCCACTATCTTGTCGTACAACTCCGCCTTGCGATATACTTCGTTAAGCTCTTTGAATTGTTTCTTCTCTGTATACAATTCACTCCACTTCCTCTACATTCATGATTATTTTTGCTTCTTCTGCATATTGCTTAAAGCTTTCAATGTGTGCAATTTGGTTATCATCTTTCCATAGATGATCGTTAGCAGCGTCTAATACTGTTTTAATCAAATTATCTATATCTGGTTTCGTACGTTTATATTGACCTATCGATATTAACTTTTGTTTCTTCGACCAACTTTTAGGTGGCTCAAAATAAAAGTACAACGACACTTTCAGTTTCTTATCTGTTAATAGTTTTGGTATTTGTTCCTGTATATAAGTCTTGTGCTTTGTGTAAGACGTTGGCATGTATGTTTGAACATATCTACCTACTTTTTTAAAACGTGGACGTGGTGACCCGATAGGCGCCTTATACGTCTCGTTAAATTTAATTTCTATTTCCATGTGCCACCTCTATAAGAATTCAAATAAGTCTGCTTGCAATCCTAGTTCTTGCTCATATTTAAGGTCATGCACGCCTTTAAAGTGTTTTAGCTCTCTATCTGTCATAATTTTCTTTTCGTCGCTAAAATGAACGCCTGTGAGCGAATAAACCTCCTTCGTGTTATCTTCGTATTTGACGACTTTAATATCTTCTGTGCCATCAACTCTATATAGGTAATATATTTCGATAAGTCCCATCTTTATCCCTCCAATAACTTATTCCGACCAATCTTGTTCAAGCTGCTTCATAAATGCTAGTCGCTCTTTTTCAAACTCAGGATCATCATCAACCGTTTCTTTTTCTTGATTACGATTCTTCAACCATTCTGGTGTCTTTTCTCTCGATCGCGTTACTTTAGGTTGATAGGACTGTTCTTTTTGTTCCTGTCTTTGTTGTTCGTATTGTTCAACTGCTTTTATGGTTGTTAAGTTACGCTTACGCCAATCTTTGAGTAAGTAGTCTATGAATTTGTAATTATGAGAATTATTCAGTGCAGCTTTTCTTATTGCATACGCTACTAATTCTTTTCCATAATGATTCATATCTTGAGTTAATTTTTCAGTTGTAATCGGACTTGGTATCTGTTCGATGTTTTCTTGATACAGGTTGTAAATCGTAGCGAAGTCGTCGCCTACAACAACATTCTTCTCATTCTTTACATTTTTATCATTCTTCTCATTCTTTACATTCTTGTGTATAGTATTGGGTAGTCGTTGCTTTCGTTCAGCTTTCGTAGTTGTCTTCGTAACGTCTTCATAGTTGCTTACACCGTTGTCTTCGTAATTTTTCGGGTCTTGATAAACGTTGTAGTTAAGCACTTTTACGACCATTCCCCTTGTTGTCTTCGTCGTTGCTATCATAGTTGTATTCGCGTCGTTTTCGTAATCGTCTTCATAGTTGCTTTCATTTACGCTTCGTAGCCACTCAATAATGTTGTAAATTTGGTCTTTTGTTGGCTTAACTTTTCTGAATCCAACCTTATGGCTGCAAGCTTCTTGAATCTCTGGAATACTGATTAATAACTCTCCACGACTAAATTTTTGATTCGCTTTGTGCCTTGCCTTTGTAAGAATGTAAATCCAAACTTTTAAATACATGGGAGGCTTATCCCATATTTCGCTTTCTATAAGCCTCCGAGATAATAGAATATAGCCCCCCGGAATATAAGTTTTTTCCGGCATTTATTTCCACTCCCTCACTCCTTTAAAATGGTAAATCATCATCACTGATATCAATCGGTCCATTAGCATTTGCGAAAGGATTTTGTCCTTGTGGTTTAGTATTTTGGCCACGTTGTGTTTGTGATTGAGTTAGTTGCTGGTAAGCGTCTTGTTGGCCACCTTGTTGTGCGTTTTTAGGTTCAAGAAATTGAACGCTATCTGCAACTACTTCAGTCACAAATATTCGACGACCTTCTTGATTTTCATAACTGCGTGATTGAATTCGACCATCAACGCCTGCTAATTTTCCTTTCGATAAATAGTTGTTAACATTGTGTGCTTGTTTTCTAAATACGATAATATTGATAAAATCTGCTTCACGTTCACCCTGTGCGTTTGTGAAATTACGATTAACTGCTAGTGTGAAAGTTGCAACATCAATTCCACTTTGAGTTGTTCTAAATTCAGGATCTTTAGTTAAACGACCTACTAATACGACTCTGTTAATCATTTATTGTCCTCCTACATAAACAGGAACGCCTGTAACTTCCTGAATACTTTGTTTTATATGGGTAGCGTTTGCGTTATTACTACTTAAATGAATTAAGTGAATTTCTTCTAGTTTTGATAAATCATTTGCTTCTAACATTCCAATTGCATGTTCTAAGCTAAAATGAGACTCCATAATACGATTGGCCAATACGTTATGAATTACTTCATCTTTAATGTTTTGCTGCATCTGTTCGTAGATGTAATTCACTTCTAACATCATGTGTGTAACGCCTTTGAACTTATATTTGAGATATTTTGTATCTGTGATATACAAAACTTTGTAACCATGAACGCTTTTGAGTAAAAAGCCAACTGGTTCATTAGCGTCATGTTCAATATCAAATGGTAGTATCGTCCATGTACCGATTCTTAGTTCTTGTTTTGCTTTGATTGTGCATATTCTATGACTTTCTGTAGAAACTGCTTGTTGAGTGCCTATAGTCATATGACAGTTAATACCTTCGTTGACATATTGTTTTATATACTTAGCGTGGTCACCATGTTCGTGCGTAATTAAACAACCTTTAATTTTTCTTGTTCGACCTTTGAAGTGTTTTTGAACCTTTTCAAATTTGATACCAGCTTCAATAAGAAGTGAGGTACTGCCATCATTAATGTGATAGCAGTTACCATTTGATCCTGTTGCTAATGTTTCAATTAAAATGGATCTTTCTCACTTTCTTGCTTAGGTGCTTCTTGCGATACTTCTTCAAAGTTACTTACATCAGCTGGTTCAGATTCTTCTACTTCTTTAAATTGAGCATCTTCATATTGTTGTGGTTGTTCAAAATCAAGTTCTTCTTGATTTGCTTGTTCTTCCACTTCTGCATCTAGGACTTCTTTACGTTGACGAGTTTCTGATTCTCTCGCAAATTTGAGTAAATTATCATCTGTTGAGCTATTGATATAACGTTTAGCTGCACGGTTAATAACTGTTTTTTTAGCCATTTCTTCTTTGAAATTATTATGTGTTTTTGATTTTCCAAGTGCTTGTTCATCTCTAATCATTGATGACTGCATCCAAGCTTGTTTGATTTGGTCGATTGTCATAATCTCGATGTAGTTATCTCGATCATCGTCAAAAACGATTGTGCAATAAGCACCCACAATGTTGTCTTTGTCGATATTAAAGAAATCTTGTTCATGTTTAATATCCTTAATACGACCAGTGCCATCTAACTCTTGTTTGAATGAGTCACCTTTATAAATGATTTGAGCAACTACATCTTTTGCACCTGCATCACGTTTTAGCATCATGATATTTCCGTGATAACTTCGTTGAATTTGCATTTTGTTACCATAAGGAATGAAGTAACATTGATTCTTAGCTGGATTTAAACCTTGCGTAACCATTCCTAATAGCGCTTGTGCCATACTTTCTTTAGTGCAATTTGCTAATTTGCTATTTTGACTAATTACCAACCATGCTTCTTTTAATGCGTTCTCTGCTGAATATCCTGCAGGCAACGATAAATTACCTTGCGCTTGATAAACGTTAATTTTATTTAATACTTCATCTGTTACGTTTTTTTCATTAACAATTCTTTCTTGTACCATTTTTAAGTTTGTTGGTTGTACTTGATTACTTGTCATGTTAAATCGTCTCCATTCTTAATGTTTTATCTTGGCCACTTACTACTAATTGAATTTGTTGTGCTTCTGTCGGAATAATATCTGTCACACTTTCCGCGTTATCTATGAAGATTGGTGCAGTGATTCCATAGTGTGTGGATAATGTGTTAATAACATCTAATCCAACATTGATTCTTGCTGCGTTGTTAAGGCCACCGTTATATTCAACGCCTTCAACTGTGCAGACACATGTTTCTTTGATTTCACCGTTAACTTGATGATTGAATAGCTTAAAGTTAGCCATTTTGAATTTCTTATTAATATTTTCAGTCAGCATTTTGACTTTGGTAGTTGTAAATTCTTTCAAGATATAAAGTTGATGTTCATAATCCTCTTTCTTATCAAGTAGTTGATTTTCTTCGCTGCGTAAATCCTTAATGACTTTATCCAAATGTTCATTTGAACTTTCAATCGCTTTAGCATTTTCAAATGCAACTTTTTCTTGAGTGAGTTCATTAATTTGTTCATCAATCTTGGCTACTTTATCGCTAATAGTAGTTTTAATATCTTTACGTTTCTGATTGATTACATTGATGTCATTTAGAATTGATTTGTACTCATCTGTTTGAGTAATATCAACATTTCCTGCTTTCAATTTATTAATTCGATTTTCAATACGTTGCACTCTTTCATTAGCTTCATTGACTTTAATTTGTAAGTCATTGTTTTCACTTTCTAATCTTTCGATTAGTGGCTTGATTTCTTTGCCATCAGAAAGTATCTTTTCAGTCTTTTGTTTTAGGTTCTCTAAATCTTCAGATTGTTGTTTATTAAATTTGGCCAATGCTTTTTTATTTACTTCTTCAACTTGTTCAGGTGGTAATGCTTGGCCACAACAAGAGCAAACATTATCAGTACTAGGTTGAAATTGTCTTGCTCTAACTTCTTCTTCTTTTTCTTTGAAATCATGATACTCAGATAGCAATGCTTGACGACGTTTTGATTCGTAATCAATTTGTTGTTTGTTGTTTCTGATTTTCGTTTCTAAGTTGGCCACTGTACCATTTTCTACGCTCAGTTCATTTGTTGCTGAATGAATACGACTTTCATTGTTAGCATCATGATTATCTTCAAGACGTTTCAGTTCTGCTTGTTTATCTGCAAGTTGATTACGAAGGTCAATCTCAGACTTACCATTCTGAATATCAACTCTCTCATTACTTAACTGTTCAATTTTTTGTTTAACTGTGTTGTAACGTTCTTCGTCATGCTCAGGGACATCTTGTTTATTGCTTTCAGTTTGATTGATTCTGACTGGTATATCTTCAATGTCTTTTCTAATTTGCTTAATCTTATCGTTTAGGATTTTTGTTTTTACTTCGATATCATGATCACCTAAGATATCTTTTAAATCCTTAAAATCCTTATTCGTTTTGATGATATCTTCATCATTAATTTGGTCTGCAATTTCAAATAACAATTCACGTTGTTTCTTCCATTCCAAGTCATTAAATGCTGCAGGATTAGTAATGAGTTTAAATACATCTTCATCTACCAGTTCAGCGATACGACTTTGGAAATCTTTTACTTTTAAACTTTCATCATTGATATACTGTTTCTTTGTTCTAGAACGACTATATTCTTTGCGATTATTACTTTGGTTTTTAGTGTATTTTGGATGGCTTTCTTTTCTGATTTTTAAAGTTTTGGCATCTTTATTTAATTCAACTTCAACTGTTGGAATAAGTTCATAATCTTCTTCGTTATTTTGTTTTAACGGTACTGGATTAAATGACTTCGTTGAGCCATCTAAACCTTTATCAAATAACAACCACTGTAGTGCAGTTGCTGTAGTAGTCTTACCTGTGCCGTTAGCTCCGTACAATCTTGCATCTTGGCCATTAAATTCAAATGTTTGTTTCTTAAAGCCTGCAAAGTTTTCGATTGTCAGTTTGTTAATAGTTAAATTCATTGTTAGGCTCCTTTTTTGATTTTTCTTTGGCCACGCATTACTTCAATGACTAAATTCTTTAATCTTTTGTGGCTTTCTGGTTTAGATTCAAAAATCTGTATCAGTTTATTATTTGTTTTATAATGATCGTGATAGTGTAAGAACTCGATAATGAGTTCGTCATCAAAAGTACGAGATAAACCTAAGTCACACTTTTGATTAGATTTAAAGTATTCATGAACCAGTTCTAGATAAATACTTTGAATTGGTTTAAACTTTATAGTCATAATTGACTACCTCCGTTATATTTCGTATATTTATGTTAGTTATATTTCGTGAGTGACTGTTACTTGTTGGCGCAAGTTTCAGTCTTTTTTATTTGAAAAAATTCATATTCGAAAAATACAAATACTGCGATGCTGATTAATACTGCGATACCAACTGCAGTTGTGAAGTAGACACCAATTATCGTGAGTGCTAGTGATAGTACAATCCATGACAGTAACGATATTAAGAATGCTTTATCGTGTGATTTCATTGGTTTCCCTCCTTTCTGATTTAATTAAGTTTTGCTCCATATTTTCGTGCTATAATCCTTTTATCTAATGTGAAAGGATGGTGAGAATTATGTTTAAACCTTATATGTTAACGTATGATTTGAATTCACCAGGTCAACGTTACGAAGATTTCAGGGATGTTATTAAAGATGAAGTATCCAGTGGTTGGTGTAATTATTGGGATTCTACCTTTGTATTTCGTTCTACTTATACTCCATCAGAAATTATTGATAAACTTATGCCATACATTGACAATAGTGATTCAATATTTATTGCTGAAATTGTTAACAATAAAAGTGGTTGGCTAACTGAACATCAATGGGATTTTATAAATAAGAATATATTTGATTAAGAAAATTTTTGAGCCTTTCCTTTTCTTTTCCATTTGCCATTAATAGAATCGTAATTGTATTTAGTTTCACCCATAGCATTCCTAACTTCCTCTACCAAAAGTGCTGTTAGGAGTGCTATTTTAATGAGTTGTAGTTTGTTCATTTTGTTTTGCCTCCTCTAAAGTGCCGTTTCTGACATCATTAAATTTTGTTCTATAAAGTCAATTGCTGGTTTGATCTTGATGTAGCGTTTATGATTCTTACCAAAGCGGTACATAAATTGTTCTTGAAACTCCTTGTTGCTATAAACGTGCTTTTCTAAATCATTTTTAGAAATGCCACTTACTTTTACGAATTCTTTGGCGTCTGCGAACCCAATGTATTCCATGAAAATCATTCCTTTCGTGTATAATGTTTTTATCCCTTTATGAAGGGAGGTGATGTTGTGCTTACTAATGAAGCTGAGTTCGTTTTGCTTCAACTTTATCGTTGTTATGAAGACGATCTTCAAGATGGTAAAAATAAAAGTGAAGCAAGGTATTTTGAAGATGAACATAGTGTTCGCGATAATTACTTTATTGGAATAGATTCTGAAGATTTTCATTTAGCTCTAAAGGAACTTTCAAGCTACGGTTATTTAAATACACCGAAATCAACAATGGATGGCTACCCAGAATTTATACTTGAACCATCTGCTATAGCTGAGATGCAAAATCGCTACACGAAGAATCTAAATAAAGTATTAAAAAGGATTAACGAATTGAAAAAGTTAATTCTTTTTTAGCCCCACTACTTCCCAATCATCTGCTAATAAGTCTTCTGCCATTGGTTGCCATAATGGATAGAAGGCTTTTTGTCTTGGTTTCACGACTACATATCCATAACTGTTTGTAGGTAAAAGTTCTAAGTTGTCACCCGGTTTTTTAAATGTGTCAAATTCAGACGAGCGATAAATCGGTTTACCATTTTTCATAGCTAATTTAGTCGCCTCTTGAATGTTCATTCCATTTCCTCCTCCTTAAATTGTTTGTTCGATTGTGAGTTTTGGTATAATGTTTTCATCTCCTAGTGAAAGGAGGTGTACTATCTATGGCTAAAGGCACACAATATAGTCCCAAAGAATTTGCTGCTGCTTATATTCAAACTCTCCCGCATTCCAAAGATGTAAAGGAGTTTAATAGCAATGCTGATTATTGGGAATACTTAAAAAAACGCCGTAATCTTTATTTCAATGAGTACATTGACGCAATAGATTTTGCTGATAGTTTTGGTAAGTCTAGTGTAGAAATCGATAAAGAATAATCGATTTTTCTAGTATTTTTTTCGATTTTCATAACCTTCCACGTCACAACTGCCATTGTGATGAGGAGGGTTGTTTTGTATAGTGCGTTCATTCCGTTTCCTCCTTATTAAGTTGTTTTTTCGATTGTGGGTATTAAAGTTCTTCCGCTAAAAATTTATTAATAAAGTATTGTTGTCCTTTACCTGTTACTTTAGGTGTCTTACTAATTGATGTATGACCATCTGAATGTGTGATTGATGTTTCCTTAATTTCGAACAACTCACGTTCCATTGAGTATTGTGTCGGCATGTTGTAGTCGACACCTTGACGTTTAATTAAGAAACCGTTTTGTCGTAACCATTCAAACAATCTTCGTTGTCCGATGTTGACACCATTCTGTTTAATGATTTTCGCCAACTCACCCACTAAGATAGAAGTTTTTGTTGTAGCTACTGCGTCTGCGAACAATACTTTAGGTTTATCTTTCTCAATTTGAGTTTCTAGTTGGTTAATTGTGTTATTAGCCATTTTTAATGCACGTTTCATAATCATTTCTGGACTATTCCATGCTTTTTCTACTTGGATGAAGTATTGTCTTGCACGTTTACCTGGCTCGCTACGTTGGATCATTGCGATTTCTTTTGCAGTATCTAGCGTTAGTGCGTGGTCGAAATAGTTAATTGCGTTACCTTGAGCTGTTACTCTTTTTTGAGTAAGAGCTGTATAATCAGCGTTTTCTTCAAAACCGTAATTAATCATTCTTTCAAACCAATCGTTATACCTTGTTTTAACTTCTAATGCTTGATGAAGTTCACGACCACTGATTGCAATTTCTCCATTATCTTTTTCTTGAATATTGAACATTTCTCCGATGTTCGGTTTAGCTTGTAAATCTTGCATATTGTTTATGCTCCTTTCTGCTATACTCCTTATAAGGAGGTGATAAATTTATGAATGATAGTTATAAAGATTTTTTAAAATTATTAATTCCTATTATTGCAGTTGTTATATCTTATTTTTTAGGATTAGCTGCATCCAAAAGCAGTTATAAAAAGTCGATAAAAAAAGAAATATATAATAATTACTACAGCGAAATTTTAAAACTGTGCTATGGTTTGCCGTCTCAATCACTTTTGAATTTCTTTTCTTTCATGGCTTATTATCATGATGAAAAGTTATCTAAAATAATTATTGAGAACTTTCAATATGTGCCTAATTCCATAATTGAAAATTGGAAAAAGTATAATTTAGCACTCAAAAAGTACAATCATGAAACTTTGGATAAAGACATTCAAACGAAAGAAGTTTTAGCAAAAATACTCGATTATCATAGTCATTTAATTATCAAAAAATCTTTGCTAGAATCGGAAAAATTATCAAAAGAATTAAAATTACCGCAATTATCCACACAGTTACTTTCTGAAATGTATTCGACAGAACATTACAGAAATGCATTGCCAAAACAAGAATTAATCCAGAAATACTTCCTACAAGGATTGTTATAAGTTCATTCATAATTTCTCACTCTGATGTAAGGTAACGTTCACACATTTGACTGTTAGTCCACCTTTAAAGTGCTGGATTGAATATTTTTCCTCACTCTGCTCACTGCCATGAGTAGTTTGAGGTTTTTTATTTTGCTCTTCCATTTGATTTCCTCCTACTTTTTTATCACGTAATGTGATATTAGTGATTAAAAAAAATATCTTCAATACTAACATCAAATGTTTTAGCTAAGATCTCCATTTCATAATCATTGAATGGATATTTACCTTGTTCTTTCTGTTCGTATTGTCTACGTTGTAACCCTATCAAACTAGCTACGTATTCGGTAGTAAATTCTTCAGATAATCTAAGTTTACGTAATTTAGTTTTAGGCTTTAAATATTTTTCTTTTAGCATTTTCTTTTTGTCTGTTGCCGTCATTTATTATCACCTCCGATGACTGTATATAAACTGTATCACGATATGTGATATAGTTCAAGCATTTTTTATCACATTTTGTAATATTTTTTATTGTTTCCTTATTATAGATGTGTTATATTTATCTCAAGGAGTGATACCAAATGAGTAAAAATGTAATAGGGAAAAGAATAAAAGAACTAAGAAAACAGAAAAAACTAACTCAAAATGATTTAAGTAAGTTGACTGGCTACAAACAAAATACTATTTCATCTCATGAAAACGGAACTCGTGGTATTGACGAAATAGATATAATGAATTATTGCGAGGCTCTCGGTGTGGCTCCGACAGACTTATTTCAAAAAGAACCACAACATCAACTCGAAACCCTACCAGTCAAAAAGATACCAGTTGTTTCAAAAATATCTGCGGGCTTACCTATCTATAGTGAAGAAAATTTAATTGATTACATATACTTTGCTACCAACAAACTTAATTCTGATAAAGAAGAATTTGGTTTAAAGGTGTCTGGCGATAGCATGGATAAAATATTCCAGGACGGCGATATAGTTGTGGTAGAAAAAGATTCTATAGTAGAGAATGGTCAGTTAGGCGTTGTTATGATTAATGGTTATAACGCGACTGTTAAACGTATTAGATACAATGGTGACCAAGTTATATTAATTCCAGAATCAAACAATACAAACCACTATCCACAGGTATATGGCAAAGATGACGAAGTAAAAATAATTGGTAGAGTTGTAGCAAGTCAAAAGTTATTTTAATGAAAAGTCAATTTAATAAACTACATACAAAAAGGGGACTATGAATGAAGATTTTAAACTATCATATTAGCTATAATCATATTGAAGATTTATACACTGTTACAGCCGAAACTGATAACGGAAAAACTTTCTGTTACTCATTTCCAGATATGTATACTTTAAAAGAGGTTAGAGAAACGTTAGAGAGAATTGCAAGTGAAATAGATAAATAAACCATGAAGAAGGTATGTAAATTGAAAAAAATAATAGCTATAATTTTTTTTAGCCTATTAGCAGTTATGACTATAATATTTGCTGAAATTGACACCCACTTTAATCATGAAAAAGTTTCTTTTGTTGCAGTTGGAGATAATTTAATTCATCCAGTTGTTTATAACGATGCAAAAACTCATCACAATGACTATGATTTTTCATCAATGTATAAAAACGTTAAACCTTATATAAAAAGATTTGATATTGCTTACATCAACCAAGAATCACCAATGGGAGGGGATGATATACCTTATTCAGGTTTTAAAAGGTTTAATACTCCTAGCGATTTGTCGAAATATTTGGTTGAATCAGGATTTAATTTAATTAACGGATCAAATAATCATGCTCTCGATAAAGGTACACATGGCGTTAATCATAGAGTTAATCTATGGGAAAAGTATAAAGAAAAAGGAGTTATGTTCACTGGTGTATACAAGTCTAAAAAAGATAATGAGAAACTTCAAATTATAAATAAAAATGGAATAAAGATAGCAATACTTAATTATACATTTGGTACTAATGGACTTAAACCAGAAAATAAATATCAAATTAATTATTTGAATGAAAATAAAATAAAGCGAGACGTCAAATACGCTAAAAAATATAGTGATGCTGTCATCGTTTCAACTCATTGGGGACAAGAAAGTCATCATTATCCAAATAAAAAACAAGAAAGATATGCTAAAGTATTCGCAAATTCGAATGTCGATGCAGTAATAGGTATGCATCCTCATGTAATTCAACCGGTAAAATGGGTGAAAGGTATAAATAATCATAAAACACTTGTAGTTTACTCATTAGGTAATTTTTTAAATGGTCAAAACACTGGTAATGAAAGTAATAATCTTTGTGGTAGCATAAATTTCGATATAACAAAAAAAGGGCAGAAAATTGTGATTAAAAATGTTCATTGGAAATCCTTAGTAAATTACTATAGAGAAAGAATACCAGGCAATAAAGATTCTAGATATGATTTTACTGTTTACCCACTAGACAAATATAACGACAAAATGGCAAATGAACATGGTATGCAAAGTGGTGAAAACAAGGATATGACTAAAGAACATATGGAAAGAATTACTAATGAAATTATTGATAAAGAATTTTTAAAATCTAACTAAATTTGTGGATAGTTTAAGAAGTAAAAAAGATAACCTCAGACACATAGGAATGCTCAGTGCATATGCACCTACCCCTTTTCGGGCCCCAGCGTTAATCCTTCTTGAGTTATCTTAATTATATTATAAGTTACATTAATTATTATTTGAAGAGTAAATTATCGGGTAGCTCGCCTACCCTATACTTTTGATATATAAGGAGTGCAAAATAATGAAAAAGTTTTTAGTTTTAATATTTGCAAGTTTGTTGGTATTAGGTGCATGTGGGCAAAGTGAGGACAACTCGAAAAAAGATGATGATAAAAAATCAGAAAGTAAATCAGATAAGAAGTCGAATGATCCAAAGAAAGATAAAAAATCAGATGATAAACAGAAATCAGACGATGATAAAGAAAAATCTGCTAATGAAATCAACGAACAAAATTCTTCAAGTACAGAGGAAAAGAATAATGAAAATCAAAATAATAATAAACAAAACACTCAAGATAACTCATCAAATGAAAATCATCAAAATACACAAAGTATTGATATAACAAATATTAAAGATAGAGGCACTTTAGAGTCTGTCATCTATGGGAATTATAGTGAAACAGAAAAAATTCAAGCTTACAATAGTGCAGTAGCAAACGGCGTCATACCTCAAGGTAATGTTATGGAAGGACCTGCTAGTGCAGCTTATGAAAGTTCGTTAAGAGTTGAAAGTGGTCAAGAAAAGTCAATTTATGAAAATGTTCCTCAAAGCTCTGGGGGTACAGATGCAGGCATGATTGATTACGATGAAGTAAATAAATCAATGCAATCAACAAAAGAAAAACCTAGTAGATGGGTTCAGGAACAAATAGAATGGGCAGAAGAAAATGGTAAGTTAAAAGACAACTAATAAAATCGTCTACTAACGATTTAAATGACGAAGTATTGATAGTGTATAAGTTACACCATATTAATTAACCTCGTCACTAGTGGCAGGTTGATATGAATAAAGGAGGATGAAGGAATGGAGAGAGAATTGTATGATAATTTAATGACCAAAATCAAAGTCTTCGAGAAAAACGTAGTTAATATACCTGACGTTGGTAAACAGACTAAACATAAATTATTTCATATTGTTGACGATACAGAAAAATTTACACTTATAATCAATAAAGGTGGTCATAGAAATCCTCATAACTTAACTATAATATTAAATAGTAATAATTATAAAAGTAATATGATTAGATTTGACGTTAATGGAAGTGATCACGCTAACCCACCGAATTACGAAAGGATACCCACACCACATATACATATCATTACTGATGAATATGATAATGGTGGTATAGCTATTCCGTTGAAAGAAATCGAAGATATAGAATTAATTGACGAATTATTTGACTCATTAGAGTTTTTTATGGATTACACTAACATAAAGCGTGAAAATGTTATAATAGAACCAAATTTATTTTAAATGAAATGGAGTGATAATAAATGGAAACTATCGAACAAAAAATGAATGAATATTTTAATTGGTTGAAACAAAGTTATAAATATAAAGAAATGGATAGTTCCACTGAAATTACCACTCCATTTAGAAACCACTTAAATGATTATATTAGAATATATGCAGACATGTTGCCTAACAATGAAATCAGGCTATCAGATGATGGTTTAACTTTTAATGAATTAGAAATGTTTGGTATAGATGTTAATACTAAAACCAGAGATAGGTTAATACAAAATGTTTTAAATCAATTCAATTTAAAATTAGATAATGATGAAATTATAACTGATGTAAAACATGAAAGTTTTGCTCAATCTAAACATAATTTACTTCAAGGTATATTAAAGATTTATGATCTTACTTTGACTACGAAATCCAACGTTTCTAGTCTTTTCTATGAAGATGTGTTTAATTTTTTATATGATAATGAAGTATTAGGATCTGCAAAAGTAGCTGTTTCAGGAGAATCCGGTATAAAATATTCAATTGATTATATATTACCTGAAACTAAATCCAAACCAGAAATACTTATTAATTTTGCAAACAATTTAGATTTTAATAAAGTAACTAGCGATTTATATATTTATAGAGACGTTAAACCTAATAGACCATCAAGAAACAATTTGTATCCAAAAATGTATATTATAGCTAATGATATAGAATACCCTATTAATAAACGTGCACGTCAAGCAGCAGAACATGATAACTTATCGATATTATATTGGTCTGATAAAGAACAAATTATATCATCTTTAACAACTTAATAATTTCTAGGGTACCTAGTACCCTTATTATTTTTTTACTTTTTTAAGGAGGAACACGGAAAATGGCAACATTTACAGTAACAAAACGCAAAAATAAGACAAGTTCATCATGGCAATATGATGTTAAACACCCTAGTTTGAAGTCTGGTAAAAAACGTAAATCTGGTTTTAAAACAAAAGCTGAGGCTACTAATGCAGCACAACAATTAATTAGGGATTTAGAAGATGGCAACAACATTGAAGATAATAAAAAGTTCATCGACTACTACGATGACTGGATAAAAATTAAGAACAAGAAACAGTTATCTAGCAAACAATTCTACTGGTATGAAAGATCGATTAAATTATTCAGTGAGTATTTCGGAGAAAATATGTTAGTTAAAAATATCACACGTAGTGAGTATCAAAAGTTTTTAAATCAATACGCACAAGGTCACACTGATGAAACAGTAAGAAAAGTTCACGGTTGTCTTGCTAGATGTATTAGAGACGCGTTATACGATGGCTATTTGAAGAAAGACCCTACTTATAATGTAAATATCAAAGGGACTGAAAAAGCTAAAGATGAGAAATTTAAGTTTATTACGATAAAAGACTATTTAAACTTGCTAGATTATTTCAAGAAAAGAGATGAAGAAAGTTATGTTTTGCTATATCTATTAGGCATTACTGGCGCAAGATATAGCGATGTCATCAATATGACTTACAAAGATCTAAACAAAGCGAATGGCATAATTCATTTGCCTGGAACGAAAACAAAGAATTCAAAACGTGATGTAGAAGTTAATTCAAAAGATATCATGCACATAAATTCAAAATTAGCTAAAATGCCACGTAGAATTGATGGCAAGTTATTCTCGGTTAGTCATACATCAGTAAGTAAAGCATTTAGAAAAGCAAAAGAAGTGATAGGATTAAACGATAATAATATAACTCCCTATTCACTCAGACATACGCACACATCTTACTTACTATCTAAAGGCATACCAATCGAGTATATAAGTAAACGTTTAGGTCACGCTACTATATCACAAACGTTAGACACGTATTCACATTTATTAGAAGAACATAAAAAAGAGCAAGGCCAACGTGTTAGAGAAATATTCTCTTGACACTTATTTGACACTTACTCTCTCGAAAGCTCGTCATATCAACGGTATAGTACGGAAACGGAGGGATTCGAACCCTCGCGCCGCTCTCGCGACCTACACCCTTAGCAGG